GTCCTTCAAAGGTGGCTTCGACACACTGCCCGGGCCGATCCCCGTCGCATCCTCGCCTTCACGAGGTTTGCTAGGGGTCTTCCTCGGCCTGGGCCTGTGTCCACCCGAGAAGCGATGAACAAACACGCTGAAACTATTTGCGAACTTACCACGTCCTCTGATCAAGCTGTTGAACAGAGTGTCGAAGCGTACGTGGTCGAGATGTTCGGAAATAGGATGAGAAAGAGTAAAGGGATATCTGTGTCTAGTAGCAAGCACGCTGTTGTGGAGTGCCCGGGGGCTAAAGGCGGATTCGATCAACATCTTCGCAACTTGTGTGCGGAACGAGTTGGTTCTTGGGTTTTGAACCCACGTTCCAATGCGAGGACGTTGATGAGGAACCGCGTCCTTCTCCAGTCTCGACTGGCGCGAAAGGACCGCCTTCCCCTGGGGGACAGCCTCTACAATCAGATGCTCGCTTCCTACGATCGCATTGGCCAGAATGCTGAGGTTGCTTACGGAAAGTTCGTGCAGGCTTGTGGGAACCTGCTTCTCGTTGACGAACTTTCTGACCTCGTGCGTTCTGGTTCTCAGCCCGTTGTACACCGGGCTAGTGCGATCGGCGAGCAAGGCTACAAGACACGGATCATTACCGTCCCACCGTCCTGGGTTTTCTCTGTGGGCACTGTTGTGCGCAAGAAGGTCTTTCGACGTCTCCTGAAACGTGATCAGAGGCTTTTGCCTTTCGAGGCTCAGCTTTCTGATTATGGAGCGAAGAAGGTCCTTCCCAACTTCGGGTTGGCAGAGGGTGAGGGTTGGCTCAGCGCCGACCTCACAAAGGCTACGGATGGTCTCCATCATTTTGCTGTCAAGGCTGCTATCCGTGGTCTTGTCCGTGCGGGCGTCTTGGACGACGGCCTCGCGCGTGTAGCCGCCGAGAGTCTTGGCGTTGGCGAGCTGCAGCATTGGGTGGAGTATCCGGCCAGAGTACTCACTAAAGAGCACAGGGCGGTGGTTGATGGCCATGCGAAGGTCGTTGGAGACAAGATAAGGGTGCCCCTCTTGCGAGGGATCATGATGGGGACACCTTTGTCGTTCACAATCTTGTCTCTTCTCAACGGCTGGGCTTGCACACCCCTTGGGAGCAAGACACACATCTGCGGTGACGATGTTGTGTCTGCGTGCAAGCCGCGCATGGTCACTGCCTATGCGAACAAAGTTAAGCGCATAGGTAGCGGACTGCATGATCGGAAGAGTTTCTACGGAACGAAGGGGTTGACCTTCTGTGAGAGCTTTGCTCTCGCGGATGGGAGACCTGAATGTGCTCCCATTCACTTCGATCCGTATCCGATCAAGCAGTTTTGTCGTGACGGTAGTGGGGTCATGGATAAGGGCAAGTACTTTGCCGTGCAATGGTCTTCCATGGCACGCGTTGCCCGAACCCTTCAGAAGAATACTCGTGCTAGAGCGCGCCGGCTTGGACGGCCGCCTGAGCTTCCCGTGGCTCTTGGCGGTCTTGGCCATCCCAGCAAGGGGATGCGTTCCGTTCCTAGAGCGGTCAGGTCGCAGCTCTATACTCTCATATTCTCTGGTGTTGACCCATCCCTTTACTGTACTCGTGTCGATATTTTCCATGCTCCCGTTGATCGCAAACGGTTTGAGCAGGCGAAACAGGCGGTGCGGAAGAGGTACCTCAAGGCAGATGCCCCGGCATTTGTTGACGAGCTTCCGCCCGACGGATCCTGTTTCGTTCCCAACCGGGCCCTTAGGGCTGTTGTGTCTCGTGAGGCACACCAACTTTATTGGGCTGGCGGTGGGAAATACCGACCTTGTACACCAAAGGCCATGAAACCTGGTAAGTTGAAATTGCCCCCTCCTGGTGAGCGCCAGTTTTCGGTCCGGACCCCTTGGACTCAGGTCCTTGGCTGGTACGCTGAAAAGCTTGACCGGGAGGGCAGATTCGTTACCATCAGCAAAGCGTCGAAGATACAGGGGGTTAACCCTCCTCGACGTGGAACGACATCGTGTGTCGGTCCGCGATAATGAC